CCTCTGCTGGCCCTTCAATAAACATGCGGTTCGAAAACGATACGGGACCAATCTGCTGGCGTTCAGCAAGCCACGGAGCCGCCTCATCTTGAAAGTCCCGCTCGATATCATACTTTTCCGACAGGGTTAGATTCCTGCCAAGATCCTTCTCCTGCTCTTCAAAGGCAAGATTCACCCTGCTCCCAAGCTCTGTATCAAGGGAAGGGTCTTCAAGGACACCAGCCCTGTGACCAAGCTGTTTCATCTGGTGCAAAACAGAAGCCCCGATGCCACGCTCCTCTGCAACCTCGCGGAGTTCCAGATCATCCTGAATGAAGTTAGAGGACTGCTTCCGCCATGTATTCATCAGGCGATCAGCGACGGGCTTCACCACTGGCTTCAGCACATCAAAGTCATCCATCTTCAAAGGCCCAAGTGGCGTAGGTATCGTCTGGTTGCCTGAGGGCAATTTTCTCGCGATAGCCCTTGAGACACCACCAAGGTCTACACCACCAAGGTCTACACCGCTTTCTCTACGAGCGCGGTTTCGTTGCCGCATTCTTTCAATCTGTTCTGGAGTTGGCATTAGTAAAAGATAAACCTCGTTCTCGGATCAGTGTAGGATTTTGTCACGCCCCGCTCGTACTGTGGAAGCTGACCGTATCGCCGTGTCCACGGATCAGTCTCAAGGTAATCCATAAAACTTGTCGGCGCAGTCCCTTCCCGCAGAGACCTTCCAAGCTCACCAAGATATTGTCCGTAGACATCCTGATACGCCTGCTGGAAGTACCGTCCCTGTCTGGGGCTTTGCCCCCCGAAAGCCTGTCCGGCAGGCGAGCTATAGTATGCTGCCTGCGGGATGGAGGCAAGCAGCGACTGGTTAAACATAGACCCCCAGTCCCCGTTCCCCCCGTTATTAAAGAACGCGCTAAACGGATTATTCGCCATTGCTTTCTCCTACGTTCCGGTGCCAGTAGCTTCCGCCGGACGAGTACGCGATAAGTACCAGTTCAGGAAGTTTGCCGTTGGGTCTCTGGCAAGGAGGTTCTCATATAACTCATTAAGCCCCCCTGTCACGGCCTGAGAAAGAAGCCCTCCCGGGGTTGCGCCCATCCGCTGCTGTTCCAGCAGTCCGGCAAGCTGCCTTCTGTTCTCTTCCGCATCCTGTCCGGTCCCGTACTGCTGGCGATAGAAGTATTGCTGCTGCGGGGTCAAGTTAGTCCCCGCAAAGGCTGCCGCATAGGGATTTACAGTTCCTGCGTCAGGCTGCATATACGCCCCGAACTGCGCCCCAGTCATACTGCCGAGGGCAGCAATCGCTTCCGCAAGTCTACGGCCCGAAGACGCTTCTCCCCCAGTAAAGCCGAACCCCATTGGGGAATAACTGGGGCTTCCATAGGCACCCATAAAGTCTTGGAAGCTCCCGCCTGCCTCAAATGGGAGTGCCCCAGTCGGTGCGCCCGGTGCCGTCGGAACCCCTGTCGGGAGGTTCAGCATATATCGCTGAAGCATCTGCGGCTGCATCCCGTAGAGGGCGTTCCGCATCAGCCCCGGCTGGGTGTATTGCGTTGCATACTGACGGAACTGCTGTGCTGGACTAAACGCCCCGCCGATATCAAAGCCCGCTGCATCAAGCAGGTCCCCAATCTGTCCGCTCGCTCCAGACGTTGGCCCATATCCGGTGTTTCCGGTTACCATGATTTCCTCCTTGTACTACTGTTATAACTTCCCAATTACCGTCTACTCGATATATGGAGGGGGCGGTTCCGGATCATAAACATAGGTGCGCTTGTCCCCTAATGCCCCGCCTCCGACAAACACCCGCAGGAAGTCTTCCGGCGAATTGCCCTCAGACCTCCACGAGTCATACATATTTGTAAAGAAGTTCTGCATCTTACTCTGATACCACGAGTCAGATCCCCTCGGGGTATTATAAAGTGCTACCAGTCTGGCAAGCCTGTTCGTCGATTGAGAGTTTGTCGGGTCCATAAAGACCAGACGGTCCTGAATGTCATCCTGTATCAGTGCCCTTGCGTTATCATCTGCGGCATTTGCCCACCTATCCATCAGGCCGCCTTCCCCCGCCATCGAAATCCCCTCATATTCCCACATTCTCCTCCGGAGGTCTTCCGCATTCCCGGCAAGCTGGTCGTAATAGGCTTCAGGGGCCTGAAGGAATCCTCCCTCGCTCCCAAGCCAGTCACTGTAATACTGGTTTTCCAGACGAGATTCGCCCCCAACGAGCGCGGAGGCAAGGTCTTGTGACCCGGCTGTTCCGGCAATGTTCATAAACGGATCTACCCATGTATCGCTGGTGCGGGCACTCAGCGGCTCCTGTAGGTAGTACAGCAACTCAGAGTCTCCAAAGATTCGGCCCATGTTTTGCTGCGCCTCATACCCAGCAGACCCCTCAAGCTGGTTATACAGCCGTCTAAACTGATCCGAATAACTGACCCTTTCGAGCGCATCCGAAAGACCAAAGGGCAACGTAGAAGGGACCCGAGTATCTATACCGCCCCGTGTTCCCGTGCCTGTTCTCAGTGGATCTTTCTTTTCCCCTGTATCCGTTTTAGTAAATTTGCGAACGATTGGCTTTAAGATCCAGTTGCCTTCGTCGTCGATCAGCATCTCCCCTTCGCCCGTCACCGTCTCCGTTGTTGGATCATAGTCATGCAGCATCGGAGGTGGACCGCTCTGGGGTCCAAGTGGATTCCATTTCCTTATCCCTGTTTCTGGATCCTTCTTCCCCCAGTACCCACCGTAAGGACCAAAGGTCTCCTCGTAAAACTTCTGGCGGTCAGGATCAAGCTCCCCGTAGGACAGCACTGGTGGCTCCGCTCCAGTGCTTGTCTGCACTGGGGTTGTCATCGGAGCTTCCGTTGCTGGTGTCGGTCTTTTCGTTGCCTGTTCCTGTGAAGTCTTTACATCCCCAAGAACAAGGTCCATCGCATTCCTCACGCTCACGTTATCAATCGTTTCCACGAACCGCTCAACATCCCCCATCATGAGCACGGGGTCTTCTCCTGCATAGTTGGCCTCGTCGGAAACAAACCGGATAAACGCATCAAGCCCCTCGCTCTCGTAGATATCCCGTAACTCGCTTACCTGTGCGTCGCTACGCCCAATCCCTGTACTGGCACCAACAGTGCTAATGGCATCACTAGCCGCATCGAGGCCTCTCTCAATGAGGGACTTCCACTCGGGCGTATACAGGTCTTGCTCGTCCACTTCCCATGATACTGGCTCCTTATACTCATATACGCCTTCCGGCCCCGGTTCGGTGCCGATAAATGGGTCAGTAGACGGATCAAACGTAGATGCAGGAGTCCAAAGACCACCAAGGCCCCACGGATCATCCGGCAAGTTTTCACTGACTCGGTTTTCCACATGCTTGCCTGCATTGCGAATCGCATCCGATAGCGGCTCAACATACGCCCTGCTATCAAGCCATGTATCGTGGGCATAATCTGCCAGATTTTGGAACTCGTTCCCAGAAGCTGCCGTGATCTTATCGGCTGTGGAAAGCAACTCTTCGGCATATTCGGAGTTCGGGTTCCCGATATCTTCAAGGCCCGGATAGAATGCCGCCAGTGTCTCGACCACTGGCCTTGAAAGGTTCTGTCCACCAATCGGACTCGGGCGATTCGGGTTGAAGACCATGTCTTCTGCCATCTGCTGTGCCTGAATCGGATCCTGCCCCTGTGTGAGAAACGCATCTGTTGTATCCGCTAACGCCTTTATCTGGTACGCCGCCTTCCATGCTGCCTCGCCAGAGTCAAGCGGAAGTTCTGGCAGCGTGGAGAAATCAACCCCAAGCCCCGCTGCCTCTTCCTCGTTCACCCCGTAGGCGTTCAGGATATCGGTATAGTCATCCAGATTTGCAGGCCCAAGATCCTGTGTCAGCAGATCCATATCCCGATCAATCTGCTTCTGCACCGCCTGTTCCCACGGCAGCGCGTCCTCATACATAAACCGAACGATGTCTGTCGTTGGACCTAAAGGAATCTTCGCCGCAATTTCCGGAATGTTATCAGTAAAGCTCATTTACGGTCCTCCTGCTCCCGGCCTTGGTGTCCCCGGTGGAACGACCGGACCCGGCGGTGGTGGGGTTGGCATTGGCGGAGGAACGCCCATCATTGCTGCGGGCATGACCGCCGGATTCATCGTTGGTGGTTCCCCTGCCGGAGGGCCGGGTGGCCCCATCGGTGGTCCCATCGGTGGACCTGACGGGGGAATTGGCGGACCGCTAGGTGAGGGCGGCCCGCCGGGAGGAACCTGCGGGGCATTCCGCATCTCTGCGGCCTGCCTCTTCTGCATGAGCAGGTTCATAAGTTCGCCAAGGTAGAACTGTGCAAGGTCATCACGGCCCTGCCGTTCAGATGCCCGCATGAGGGTCCAGAGTGCTGCCTCGGGCAACATCCGCTCGGCCATCTGCTCCTTAATCGAGTCATCCATCTGGTCGGCATCCTGTATTGCAAGGATACGATCCCTGATGGCACGATCGGAAAGCAGCGGTGTCGGACCTTCCCGTGCAATCTGGGCCATGCTGTACCGGGTCATGTCGTCCTGCGGCAACTGGCCGACGAGGTTCACGACCGGACTCCCCGTGTTCTTCATCTCTTCCGGCCCGATCTCCTCGGTAAAGTACACCCTGTTCCGGTCCATGCCGGAGACTTCGATCGCCTTGAATGCCCCACCCACATACTGGTCAGCGATCAGGTTAAAGATCATCTGGTAGGCTTTCTCGACTCCCCGCAGATACTTGGAGACAACCGTCTCCACGCCCTGTCTCAGGGTATTAATCGCGAATCCTGAAAGCTGGAAGGGCAGTTCTCCGTAGACGGAGTGGGGGATTGCCCCCCGCTGCATCTCCCCGCTGATCAGGTTCATAAACGCTCCGGTCTCCTTTGCCATCTCCAGCAGCCCGAGCGGTTCGACGTTCTCGTTCTGGGCAAGGGCAATCTCCGACCCCTCTAAGTAGGGATCTTCATCGAGTGTCTTTGTCCCGTCCCGTGAACGGACGATCAATCCCTGCCTACGTGAGCGGGCAGTCAGTTCCAGCAGCGTACTCATCATGAGGTTATGTTTCGGATAGAGATCTCTCGTTGCCTTGAAGACGCTTTCGCCCACATCGGCGATCGTATCGTCCATCGTAGACTGGGAGAGAGCCACGATATAGGGCGTTGCCCCGATCGGTCCGAGGAAAACAGGCACCTGATCCGCCCCGTGCTTCTGTTGTTTCTTCACCACACGGATAAGCGGGGAGGTTTTCGATCCGTTATGAATGAGGATCGTATTATATTCCTTATCATAGAAGTCATAGACGCAGATTCCGTCTGCGGCATAGGGAGTATCCCAGTCAATTTTGACATTATACTGGGCAAAAATCTGGCTCTTTGTCTTGGGCATCTTATAGCAGGCCCATTCGAGTCCGTCTGGACCGACTCCCCAGTAGGTGTGCATCGGGTCCCACGGCGTAATATCAATATACGTCGTCCCGTCTTCTCTCTTTGCGAGGAGTGCTCTGCCTGCATACCAGCCACGCACCGCGACATACCATGCAAGCTGGTCACGGAGCATCGGCACCATCATCCGGTTAAGCCGTTCATCCGCTGCACGGGTAACCCCGATAAGGAAGCGTTCCTTGAGATCGTTCTTTTCCCGAAGCTCCGGCTCCGCCCCGTCGTGGGGGATCCGGACCGTCATCTCTGCTCCAGCGATCCAGCCGATCACCTTCTCCGCGAAGGTATGCGGATCATTCGAGGTATAGGACTGGTAGCCTTCCCCTGCATCATAGGGTTCAAGGCGGTAGAGGGCGTGGTCGTCCTGCATCCGCTGACGGAGCGGCTCGGTGGAATCATAGTGAGATTCCACAAGCTCGATAATATCTTCTGGCCGTCTTCTCGGCATGAATTATACCCACCTTTTCACATGGATTCGGGTCCGTCCCTCGACGTATCCGTACCCGAATCGGTCGATCAGGCCATAAATCATTGCCTTAATCCCGTGATTATACTTATCTTCAGGGATTTCGCCAACTATACTCCCATCACGATCGGTTTTCCAGCGGTACGCCTTGGTCTGTCCGTCGAACGGATTCGGTGCTGATCCGAATTCCGACAGGATTCCGGTACATCTTGGACTGAATACGACGCGGGGTGCATGGGTTGTCGGGTTCACCTTCAACCACCCCTTCAATCGCTCCGTCCCCTCGGAAATTTTCACCTTCTGCGAGGAGAGATAGAGTCCCGTCTGGTTCATCCAGACCTCTGCGGGCGCAGCCATCGCCTGATGCTGGGTTCCTGCAACGTCAATCACGCCGAAGCGGACATCCTTCCACCACGGTCTGGACTGGGCAATGTTAATCATTTCATCGGTGACAAGCCCCTGCTCGTAGATCTCGTCGATAACACAGATCTGCTCACCACGGACCTGCACCACTTCCACGGCATATGCGCCAGCATAGCCCGGATCCATCCAGATATGGACAGGTTCTCCGGGTTCATACTCCACCTCTCCAATGTGCATATCCGGACGGAACTCCGGAAAGACCAACCCTTTGGGCGGGCTTGGCTTCCCCTCAATCCGCTCCATGAAGAAGTCATCACTAGACGCATACTTCAGGCGCAGGATTTCAGGGTCAGTTTTCCCACCGGGGTAGAGGTGGACATTCGTCCAGCTTGGAAGGGAGTATGCCCGTGCATCCTTCTCGGCTCCCGATGCCCACGCCGTGAACATCTGGGGATACCACCCTAATGATCCCTCGAATGTTCCGGCAAGGAACATCCATCCTCTCTTTGGGGCACATCTCCCCCTGAGTCTGAAGAAGGTTTCGAGGTCAAGCTGACTTGCTTCACAGCCGATGATTCCGTTTGGTGCCCGCATTGCAAGCGTCCGAGGGTCTTTAGCACTTTTCGTCTCGATTCTGGTTCCATCAGCAAGAGTGAGATGGCCCGGATCAACACGCTTGGACGCTTCCTTGAGGATACCGAGCGAGGAGAAGTCCCGTAGGAGGTACTCAAACTCTGCTCTTGTGCGTTCGTAGTCTGCCGCGACGAGCCAGTAGAGTCCTCGTTCTTCTGTTTCCGCGAATCTACTGAGGAGATACTTGGCGGCGATGAGGGACTTCCCTGCCTGCTCACCCCCGGCAACCAAGTTAAACCTGTAGGCGGAGTCGAGGATAAGGCGTTGCTCGTCCGTCGGCGTAAACCCCACTTTTTGAAAAAGGTATTCACGAAGCAGCGTTCCTTTCGTCTCTGTGGTCACCGCCGTTTCCCTACCTTCATGGTCTTCCTCGCCTTCCGGCGCATCTTCTTACGTTGCTTCGGGGTCTTCGGTTTCTTCATTTTCCGCTTCGTCTTCCCGTCCCTCAAGCTCAAGCATCGCATGAAGCCTGTACACTTCCTCTGGGTTAATATCTGTTCGCTCTAGCTCAGGCCAGTTCTGTTCCCTGCTCCATGCCAGTGCCTCTTCCCAAGCATGATCCATCCAAATTTCCCCCATCATTCCCCTTCCTTTTCCTCCGGCGCATTCCCACGCCGCTCCAGTATTTCCATTAACGTGTCCTGAACCGCATTCGGCAGCACTTCCTGTTCCTTCTCCGGATCCCGCTGGACCCCCTGTGCTGCCTTGCGCCATTCAGAAATCAGGTCCTTCGCCGCACCCTCACTCATCACAACCTGCGGACGGTACTTCTGCGGCTTGCTTGCATTTAACAACGCGATCAGCAGGATGTCCCCACCTTTCCCCTTGTCGGGATTGCGAACCCGATCGAACGCGATCTCCTCAATCTGGTCTGCAAACGATTCCTTCCGTAAGTCCAGTTCCCCCACGAAGTCCGGATCTTCACTCACCCACCTCCGGTACGATCGCATGGCAACCCCCGCAGCAGTACAGGACTTTCGTATCGTCCCCCATTCCTCAAATGCGTCAAGGAAGATCTGCTTCCGCCGAACCATGTCCTGCGTCCGCTCTGCATTGTTCTTTCCCTGATGGTGTGGCTGCTCTATCGGATTCCCCATCTCTCTCTCTTCCCCTAACAACCCTATCTCTCTCTATTTGTCACAGTCCTTTGGCCCCCTTTAGGGGGGCCATATAGGACTGTGTATACTAGAGTATAGAATACATACTCTTCCTCTTTCTCCCCACTTGTCAACTTTTCTCCCTCTCCCTGTGGATTTGTCACTATGACATCACACTCTTGTCACAGTGACAGATTCAGTTTTAGGCAGGAGAGAGGTCTCTTTAGTGGAAATAACTTGTCATGGGTATCGTTCATACCCAACCACAGACTCTAAGACATACCCTATCC